TTTTTTTGGTAGGAATGGTGAACAAAATGGTATGTATGATGTCCACAGGTATGGTTCATTAAATCCAAACTACCATAAAAATGCAGCACATGTTGAAGATATTGATGAAAATGAATACATCGAATGTATATTAACATCACCTAACAATAACAAAGAAATTCTAAAACAGCGTTTTAATTTAACAAAACAAGCTGTTGGTGACTATAATAGATATTTGTGTGAAAAATACAAATTAAAATTTGTTTATGAATTGAAAAATATTTTGTTGTTTGATAAAATAAAACAAACAATACAAGACAACCCAACTTTATCGTCTTACAATTTAGCTTCTTTGCTTAATTTAAGTGTAAACACAATGAAGCATGTGTTGAAAAAAAACGGAACATCTGTAAGTGAAATAAAAAACAACTCACTTGATGTTTGGAATGGATTAAGTGAGGATTTATATGTTGATTTTATATTAAGTTGTGATAATAAAAAGAAAATAAATAGTTTAATTGCTGAAAAATTTAATATATCTTCAAAAAGAGTTTGTAAATTAAATAATATTTTATTAAAAAAATATAATATTAAAACTATAAACTTTTTGAAATATGTTAAATCACAAAATTATAATATAATAACAATAAAAAACATATTGTTATCTGATAATTTAATTAAAGAAAGTGAATTATCAAAAAAACTTGGTATATCAAATTATGAATTAAATAATGTTTGTAAAATCAATGGATATAAAAACTTTTTAGACTTAAAAAAGTCACTATACAATCATAGAGTTAAATCAATAAGAAAATGTTTAACCAAAGAACCAGTTTATGATTTGTTAAATTCATCAGTTAATAATTGTTTTGGTGTTAAATGTAAAAACGGATTTATAATTTCACATAATTGCCCGATTTCCAGTAAAGGCACAATGCTTAATGTGTATTCTAAATCACAGAGAATTAAATCAATACTTGATGATTTGTTTAACAATAGACTTCATGTATATGTTGAATTGCCAATGATTGCTCGTCATTTGTGTAAATATGGTAATACTTATGAATTGTTACATATTGACAAAAATGAGGGTGTTTTAGGGTGGATGATGCTTCCAGTTTATGAAGTTGATAGAGAAGAAAATGGTTTTGGTTTAACAAATGCACCAGCACTTGCAACGGCTACTAATGAAACAAAACCAGATGAAGTAAATTTTGTTTGGAGGGGTGTTAATTCTGAAACAAGATATAAAAACTGGCAAGTTGCACATTTTAGATTGTTATATGACTCGTTCTTTTTACCATATGGTACGTCAATGCTTCATAAAGCTAGAAGAGCTTGGAGAATGTGGTCCATGATGGAGGATGCAATGCTTATACATCGTTTGGATAAAGCAGTTGAAAGACGTGTTTTTAAGATTTATGTTGGTGGTATAGACGACCAGGATGTACCAGCTTATGTGAATGAAATTGCAAACCGCTTCAAAAGAACAGAAATTATTGACCCTAAAACTGGTCAGGTTGATTTAAGGAAGAATTTCCTTGATGTGTCTTCTGATTATTTCATTCCAGTCAGACGTGAGGATGCTCCTAATCCTATTGAGACACTTCCTGCCGCAAACAGTCAAATTCAAATGGAAGACCTTGAATATATGCAGGAGAAAATGCTTTGTGCAATGCGTGTTCCTAGAACATTCTTAAATTTCAAGGAGGCAAACGGCAAGGCTCAAAACCTTTCTTTTACAGACATAAGGTTTTCGAGGATGATTAACAGAGTTCAACAATTTTTACTGCTTGAATTGAACAAGATTGCAATGATTCATCTTTATGTTCTCGGACTTCATGATGATTTAGGTAATTTCACTATATCACTTAACAACCCAACATCACAAATTGAATCACAAGAACTTGATGACCTGACCAAGAGATTAAGTGCTTTACAGACAGCATTGGCTGACCCTGGAAACGGTATTCCTATGATGTCATTACATAAAGGATTACGTGATATAATGAAAATGAGTGACAGTGAAATAAAAGACATGTTGAATGAAATTCGTCTAGAAAAGGCAATGGCATTTGAATTACAATCAACACCTATGGTTATAAAGAAAACTGGCATGTTTAATACCGTTGACAGAATATACGGTGATTTCGAAGCAATGAAGAACCCACAACAAATGCAACCGCAAGGGCAGGATGATGGAATGGGAGGAATGGGAGGCCTCGGAGGTGGAGGCGGATTCGGTGGCGACTTCGGTGGTGATTTAGGAGGCGGTATGGATGACATGGGTCTTGGTGAACCTGGAACTGAGGAGGATGCTGACATAACTGGAGGTGGGGAGACCGACATGGGTGGAGCTCCAGCCGCAGATGAAGGTCAACCGCTTATGGAGTTAAAAAAGCATAAAACAAAAAGTTTTACAGAAAAATATTTTGATATGTTGTCACAAAATGAAACAAGCACTTTGAATGAAATAAACAAAACATCATATGATATTGAATTGAAAAACAAATCTTTAGGTAAGAATCTTGAAACAATTCTTGAAACTTTGAATTCAAGTGGTGTTGATACAACAACAAAGATAATTGAAGAATAATACACTATTTATGTAGTAAAATATTGATAAAATGGAATTAAGACCTATTGAAGACATAAGAACACTCAAAGAATTGGGTGAATATAGAAAAGAAATAAACGAAGCTTTGGATTCCCGTGAGAAATTTATTTCTAAATGCATGGTTGCCAACGACCTGGCAAACGGCTCTTTTTATTGCATAAAGGAAAATTTTGAGTCATTGTCTCCGAAATTATTTAAGAGTGAACATGGTAAATATTTACTCAATAAATATAAAAGTGTTGTTAAAGAAAGTCAGAATTTAACATCATTGTATTCCTTGTATGAAAATATAAGGAAAGCAAATAATTCTGTTGATTTGGATTATTTTGTTAATTCACTTACTGAAAACAAATGGGTTAAAAACGGGGATACTTTATCTGATGATATTAGAAAGCTAGGCTCAGTATTAGCTGAAGCTTATATAGAAACTGGTGACATCCTTGATATAAAACCTGAAAATAAAAAATTGGATGAGGCTGTTCGTTACATTGTTGAAAACAAAAAAACTTCAAACAACATTTCTGAATATAGCGGGGCAATAAAAATCATCAAGGAGCATATCGCAAGCAAAGAGGGTTCTATGGATGTTGTTTCTGAATCCGTTAATCTTGATTCTTTCGTTGAAAAACTCGTGAATGAATTTAATAAAAAATACGATACGAATAATTTATCACAAGAAGAATTCAACATCATGAAAGAATTTTGTGAATCAACCAACCATGAAGCTATATTTGAGCAACACAAACAAGAATGTAAAACAAAATTAACCGAAGTTCGTGACGGATATTTGAAGAATGGTGATAACGAATCAGCAAACAAACTGTCTACAATATTAGAACAGATAGATTCGAAACACTATAATAGTGAACAAGCTTTAAGTGATGTTGTAAGCCTTGTTGGACTTACGAATATTTTCCAGGAAGAAAAATAGATATGGCTACAGTTATACTAACAGAGTCACAATTAAGACAGATTGTCTTAAATGAAGAATATGAGAAGCTTCTGCTTGAGGGTATTTTCAATTCAAATTCAATTGAGGATTTGAAAATGAAAATAAAGAAAGCCATTATTGCTGGCGCAACTTTGTTGTCTGTTGTTTCAGCGATTCATCAGTCTGATTTGGATTTCGGCAAAAAGAAAATGCTTGAAGATTTTGCAAAAGTTGAAGCGGAAGAAATAAAAAAAATTGATTCTGTTTATAACGTTAAGGTTGAGGCTTGTAAAAAATACATGGAAACAGCGTTAAACAATCAAGGTTATAATTTAAAATCAACAAAATTAAAACCAGAGGCTATTGTTAAAGCTTCCGAAGAAAATAATTTTGATTTACCATTTTTGATGGCTGTTTTACATCAAGAGAGTTGTTTTGGTGCAACACCAAGGGCACAAAGAACAAACAGTCCGTTTTCGGTTGGTTCTTATGATGATGGACGAAATGTTGTAACTTATTCTGACCCGAATGAAAGCATTAGTGATTATATCAGATTGATTAATCGTGATTATCTTATAAACGGAAAATCATTAATGGATTTACTTAAACCGAATTGTTTTATTAACAAGAACGGCGATAGATATGCACAAGATAAAAACTACGAGGGTAAAATTCAATATTTGCGAAACAAAATATTAAAACAATTTCCACAACTTAATGGTTGAGCAAAAAAAAAAACAGACTATCATTTTGTAGTCTGTTTTTGTTTTATTTGATAATGATACGCAAATCTTCTTCGATTGGTACTTTTAAATTTCCTTTTGGAAAATCAAAATCGACACTTGTTATGTCACCGTTAAATTTTATTTCAAACCACCCTTTATAAAAACCAGGTTTTTTAACATCCCTTTCTTTCCATACATATTGTAAAATATATCTTTCCTCACAACCACCTTCACTGTCCAATACTATGTTTGCTTTTTCGTGGGCTATTTTCAGTAGCCCAGTTTCCTCATCAACCATAGTAAATGTAACAACACTATCTTGTAGTGCATCATTTATTAATGATTTTTGGAAATCATATCTACCATCATTTATAAGTTCCATCTCAAGTTTTGGAAGCAACGAACCTCTTACTATGAAAAATTCCTGAGCCATAATGTTTGTTTTTTTTTAACTATAAATAGTTTAATTTGTCGTTTTTTGACATGAAAAACCATTTTCTTCCATAAGGTTTGTTATGTCTTTTGTTAAGATTGGTATGTAGTCATTTACTACAATATCTGAAATGTTTTTGAAATTTTTTTTTGTTTCAATTAATAAATTGTTTGTTAACGGGATATAAATTTGTATGTCAAAATATGATTTTTTACCAATAGACATGCGTTCTTCGGCTATTTCTGATACAAATATAATCTTTTTGTTTGATAATACACCGTTTAAAACTGTTTCTTCGGCACGTTTTTTCATACTCACATCAAATTTGTGTATTTGTGGTGAATATGTTTTTTGTGATTCTTTTGGTGTTATGTATCCACCAAACCCAATATAAATTGTTGTTGGGTTCTTTTTGTCTGTTGTACCGACAGTGATTTTGAATTTATTGTCTGGTATTCTTATTTCACTATTTATTTTTCTCAT